CAGAACAAGAAAGCAAGGATTTTATCTAATGCCACTTGGGTGATGGATCACATTTATTTCCCAAAGAATTGGCGTGATAGATGGCCAGATTATTATAAAGACATGAATAAGTATCAAAGAGAAGGTAAAAACGCACACGATGATGCGCCGGATGCAACTACCGGAATCGCTGAAAAAATAAGCAAGGGAAAAGTGAAACTAAAGACATTTAGAGGAGGAATATAAAATGAATGGGAAAAGACCATACAAACTGCCGGAACCGCTTTTATGTTCCGCTGATAAAGAAATCAATATGACATTGATAGACGAATACATCAGAAAGCATGAAGAGCGAATACCAAGGTACAGATACCTTGAGAATCTATACAAAGGATTTCACGATGTATTCCGTCTTCCAGAAAAGGAGTCATGGAAGCCTGATAACCGGCTGGCAGTGAATTTCCCAAGGTATATCACAGAGACATTTTTGGGATATGCTTATGGGATTCCGATTAAAAAATCACATCCGGACGAAAAAATAAAAGATGCGATCCTTGAATTTGACCGGGATAATGATATCTCTGACCAGGAATATGAGTTGGCGAAGAAGTGCTGTATCTACGGACATGCATTCGAGTATTTTTACCAGGACGAAGAAGCAAAGACAAAGACAGTAGTCTGCAATCCAAAAGAACTGTTTGTTGTCTACGATGATACCGTAAAGAGCCGCGCTCTATTTGCAGTGAGATATGGAAAAAAGGACGATAATGTCACAAGGTATGGGGAGATACTTACAAGGACAGAAATTATCCCATTTGACGGAGAAAAGATGCGGGAGGGAATGCCGAACCCATATGGTCGCATCAACTGTGTTGAATATGTACTGAACGATGAGAGAATCGGTCTGTATGAAGAAGTTGCCGGCATGGTAGAAACATACAACCGAGTGATCGGAGAAAAGGCAAATGATGTAGATTCTTTCGCAGAAGCGTATCTTGCAGTGCTTGGCGCCGAACTGGATGAGGAAGGCGTTTATAAAATTCGTGATAATCGGATCATAAACCTTTATGGTACAGACAACGCAAAAGATATTATCGTGCAGTTTCTTGGCAAACCTACGGCAGACGGAACACAGGAAAATCTTTTGAATCGGCTTGAGGATTTGATTTATCAGACAAGTATGGTAGCGAATATCTCAGATGAATCGTTTGGAAATGCTTCTGGAACTTCCCTTGCATACAAATTACAGTCTATGAGCAATCTTGCACTAACGTTCGACCGCAAAGCTGAAAAGTCCATGAGGAAACGGTATAAACTGTTTTGCTCTCTTGCAACGAATGTGTCAGATCGGGATGCATGGAAAGATATTGATTTTACGATGAGTAGGAATATCCCAAAGAATTTACTTGAAGAAGCACAGACAGCACAGGCGCTTGAAAGTATCGTATCCAAGGAAACGCAGCTGCAGGTCCTCTCGATCGTTAAGGATGTTTCAGAGGAGATAGATCGAATGGAGAAAGAGGAAGAAAAGAAGCAGGAAACAATCGTAGAGAAGCGGATGTTCGGAGGCGCGGAAGATGAGCAGTCAGGAGTATTGGAAGAATAGAGAAGAAGAGCAGCGAAAGAAGAATATCAAGGATGAAGCCGAATACGCGAAAGAAATTGAGAAGATCTATGTGAACATGATGGATGAAATTCAGAAAGAAATTAATGGATTTTACACACGATATGCAAAAGCAGAAGGGATCACAATCGCAGAGGCAAAAAAGCGGGTATCTAAAATGGATATTGATGCATACAGTCGAAAAGCAGCACAGTATGTAAAGGATAAGAATTTCTCTAAGGAAGCCAATGAGGAAATGCGGCTCTATAACGCAGCGATGAAAATCAATCGACTGGAAATGCTTAAAGCAAATATCGGAATGCATCTTGTCGGTGGATTTGATGAGCTTCAGAAGTGTTTTGACCAGATCCTGACAGAGAAAACGCTGGAAGAATTTGAACGGCAGGCAGGAATCCTTGGAAAATCCATCCAGAACAATGCGAAGATGGCGCACTCGATCGTGAACGCTTCTTTCCGCAATGCGAGATACTCAGACCGTATTTGGATGTATCAAGATATGTTGAAAGCTGAATTGTCGAAGCTCTTACAAACAGGTCTGATACAAGGCAAGAATCCAAGAATACTTGCAAGGCACCTTACTAAACTGTTTGGAGTAAGCCGGGAAAATGCAGAGCGACTGATGATAACGGAGCTGTCGAGAGTGCAGGCAGAAGCGCAGAAACAGTCTTATATCCGCAATGGATTTGAAGAGTATGAGTTTATCGCAGAACCTACCGCCTGTCCGATCTGTAGATCGTTGGACGGAAAACATTTTAAAGTATCAAAAATGATGCCGGGAGAAAATGCACATCCAATGCATCCACGTTGCCGGTGCAGTACAGCAGCATATATGGACGATAAAGAGTATCGAGAGTGGCTGGATGGATACCATAAGCATGGAATGGATTTTGAAACTTGGAAGAAGAGGGTTGAAAAGAAATCTGTGTTTGATATAATAAAAGCAGATAAAACAGTCAGCGGACATTCTGGAACGCCTAAAATGGCAGAGGCAGGAGCGGTAATAGACCATATCGGAAAAGACGGGAAAGTAGATGTAAGAGCTTTTTATGGAGAGTCGAAATTAAAATCTAAAGATATCCACACAACCGATCATGGGAATCCAAAGCAGCACCCTTATGGAGAACATGGGGAACACGTACATGATTATACATGGGGAGATGATGGTAGACTGAAGAATAAGACAACTCGCGAATTAAGCAAAGAGGAAAGAAAGGAGAATGGCGATATATTATGAATAAAGATGAATTAAGACAAATTTTATCTGAGTGTTGTAATGACATCTCTTTTTCTTACCGAGGACTGGCATCGGGAGTGACGGTTGAAGTCAGAGATTACATCCCAATGTATCAGGCGTGGCACGGTGATGAAACGAAAGAATATGATAATGTAGATGATGTTATAAATGATAAATTTTATAGTGGAAAATCATTAAATGATCTAGTCAAAGAAGTAGAAATTGAAGCAATGTAATACCATCGGTCGAGCGGGCTGATGGTATTTTTATGCACATTTTGGAGGTGATGTAATTTGATTGAGGTGAGAATTCGACCAGAGCGAATTGAAATCTTTGGACACGCAGGGTATGCAGAACCCGGAAAAGACATTGTTTGTGCTGGTGTCACGGCGCTTACACAGACGCTGATCCAGTCAATTGAAAATTTAACAGATGATGAAATAGAATACAGAATATCTCCCGGAAAGGCTGAGATAGAATACAGGAATCTGTCAGAGAAATCAAAAACTCTGGTGGATTCCTTTTTTGTTGGCATTCGCTTGATTGCCGATGAGTTTCCGAATTATGTAGCAATTATGTAATTCACGCCCAAGTCTTGAAGGCGTAAAAAGCTAGGGGAAAGGACCATGAAGAATGTCATTAAACTTTTAGGAGGTAAAGAAAATGAAGAGCAGGATGTTTAGAATGCTGCAGTTATTTGCAGAAGAAACCGTAGATCATACAGCAGAACCTGATGCGGTGAAAGATAGTGTTAATCCGGAAAACACATCTGATGATAGCGGAGAAGAAAAAAAGTACACAGACAAGGATGTGGATGCGATTGTAAACAAAAGATTCGCAAAATGGAAAACTGAGCAGGAACAGGCGGTAAAGAGTGCTAAGGAAGAGGCAGAAAAGCTTGCAAAAATGAATGCTGAGCAGAAACAGAATTACGAGATCGAGAAGTTGCAAAAAGAGAATGAAAAACTGAAGCAGGAGGCTGCAAAGGTTGAGCTTAGCAGAAGCGCCACAGGCATTCTTGCAGACAAAGGAATTGAAGCAACGCAGGATGTTCTTGATTTTGTTGTAGGGAATGACGCTGATGATACGAATGCAAAAATTGATAAGCTTGTAAAAATCGTGGAATCCCAGCTTAAGAAAGCCGAGATCGCCAGAGCAACCGGAACTACACCAAAAACCATGACGAACTCAGGAAGTCCAATGTCTGAATTCGAAAAGAGACTTGCAAAGTATAAATAAAGGAGAATGTGAAGATGAAGAATAAAGAATTTATGATGTTACAGTTATTTGCGGCAGGAGACAACAATGATATGCCGGTAAGAAGCTACCAGCTTGAGTTTAAAAGTCTTTTGCAGGCAGTATTTAAAAAGATGTCTTATTTCGCGGATTTTTTCGGCGGCGAACTTGAGGCACTGGATGGAGTCAGAGAAAATGAAACAGCCTTTTATGTAAAAACATCAGACATTCCGGTTGTGGTTGGAACCGGATATGATAAAACGAAAACGAAAGCTTTTGGAACGGGAACAGGGAACTCTAGCCGTTTCGGAGAGAGAACAGAGATTATTTACACTAACACACCGGTTAATTACTCTTGGGGATGGAATTTCCATGAGGGGATTGACCGCCACACCGTAAATAATGATTTTGATGTTGCGGTAGCAGATCGCTTGGAACTGCAGTCTCGGGCAAAAACAAAGCAGTTTAATAAGCA